AGGCAATTAATCATACACTGGGAACAAGCCCGGACACATTAATTTACATAACTAACGGATGAGCGTATAAATGGCAGTTAAAGAAACCACACGATCAGCACAAGCACAATTGGCTACTATGCCTGAACGTGTAGCTGTAGTAGAAACCAAAGTAGATGCTATGATAGTCTGCATCGAATCAATCAAAGACTCTCAAAAAGACATTCGCGCCGACGTCAAGGACATGCATGACTGTTTGGACAACACCCGCGAGATGCTGGCAGACAAGCTGGAAAAAATGCAAGATGAGTATCGTGCTAACAGCACAAAGTTCTTTGAACACGCAGACAAGTTACATGCAGAAGATCAACTAGCACATGTGGCGCTAGATAAGAAAGTCAAAGATCTGGAGCAATTTAAAACCAAATGGATTTATATGACAGCTGGCGCAATTGCCGCACTTGGATTTGTATCAGGTCATGCAACCACTTTACTTGCTTTGTTTAAATAATGCACAATGCATATAAACGAATTTGTAAAAGCTGTTACATATCACAGCACACTGAATCCTAAACTGTGGACTGGCACATTCTTAAAACAAGATGTGCGTCACAAATTACTTGCAATAGCCAAAGACTTCGTCCACTTTATTGCTCTTCCCCAAATCAATTTAAAAGACATAACCATTAGCGGAAGCAACGCCAGTTATGGTTACAGCGAATACAGCGATGTAGACCTACATCTAATAGTTACCATGCCAGATGATCCTGTTGTGCGTGAACTGTTTGATGCTAAGAAAAACAACTACAATTTCAAACACAAGATACAGTTGCATGGCATTGATGTAGAAGTATATGTGCAGGATGCCAAACAAACACATCATTCAGCTGGCATATTCAGTGTGCTGAACAATCAGTGGATTACCAAGCCTGAGCATAAGACTCCAGAAGTATCAGACAAGGAAGTACGTCAAAAAGCCCGCAGTTATGCTATTATGATTAACAAAGCTCTCAAGTCAAATGACTTAAATACACTAGAAGATGTTGCGGCTGATTTAAAGAAGTTACGCCAAGCAGGATTAGCCCGAGGCGGCGAGTTTAGTGTAGAGAACCTAGCATTTAAATTACTACGCAGTCGTGGCAAGATTGGCGCAATACACAACAAGATTACTAAATTAAAGGATTCCAAATTAAGTTTGGAGAACACATATGAAAGTTAAAGACATTGTAAGTGAAGACGGGCAAATGCCACAAATGGGTAAAATAACTGCCCAACAACCGGGTATGGGTGGTGCACCGGGTATGGTGACAGTAACAATGTCCAATGGTATTAAACAAATGGTTCCATCAAATATGATCAGCACAGGCCCGGATGGCAAGCCTATGATTAATACACAACAAGACAGTCAAACCAATCAAACTCCAACACCAGCACCAACCGGCACTCCTGGACAAGCTCCAGTTGCCATGGGGCAAGACATTAAGGTACAAGAAGAACCGTCTAACGTTTCAAACACAGTTAATGCAATACGAAAAGGTGCGCAACTATTTGCATCAGATGGCGATCCTATTGAAATCACTAGCACTAGAAGAGAAGTTGATCAGGCATACATTGCAGATCCGGCTAATGCAGGTAACAGAATGGGTTATGTTGTTTTTAAAGGCAAAAAATATCTAGCATTAAACACCGGACACAAATGGAAAATTGGGCCAAACGCATTTGCTGAAATTACTGGCATAATGCATCTGCCTGCAACAAGAAATCCTGCTCCAAGTTTTGACAGCAGGAGCCAACCGTTGCCACAGCCAGGTCAGCGTCCAAACCCAGCTAATATGCACAAGTTAGAAGAATCAGCAGAAGTGTCACGCATTAAAATGTTATCGGGTCTTAAATGAAAATAAACGAGCTTATTGGAGAGTTTGGTATCTTCACAACTAACGAAGAAGCTGAAATACTTAGAAAGCTATCAAAACCAGTTCCGCTATCTAGTTTAAGCGAACATGATCAATTCAGGATCGAGGCCCTAATCCGCAAAAGTCTGGTAACTAAGATAGGACAAGTTAATCCTAAAGTGGTAGCCAATGAACAAGCCAAAAAACAAGCCTAAACATAAACAACAAGCAACACGGACAGATGTTAAAAAACTAGCCGATGTACTTGATATTGAATTTAAAAAGATAGTGCCTTTGATACCGTTACCGGATGGTAGTGTGGCTTATAAGGACTATATTGTTAAGAAGAACAAAGACGACACTTGGCACATTTATTCCAAGCAAACCACTAACTATTCGCACGGTGAGTTCAACTTACAAACCTGTGCGCTAGTAGCGGCCAAAGCATTAAGTCAAATGCAACTGCAACGCTTTAATGAGATCAAGACCTTGGACAACAAATACTGGAGCAATTTCTATAGAACCAGTGTTTATCAGCACAACATTAAACTTGCTAAAGATAATGACAGGTACATGATTCTGTTAAATAAGCTAGAAGACAGTACATGGAAAGCCAACCATTACAAAGAGGAAATCTCCAAGTTATTTCGTTGGGCTTTTGTATAAATATTAGATGATAGCTTAGGATATAATCATGAACATTAGAGAACTTTCTCAACCCGTTACAAGTAAAAGACTTAACGAAAATATGGCCAAGCAGTTGGGCTACAAATTGAACTTGGAAAAGTTCAGCGATGCCCAGTTAGAAGATGCCCGCAACAAAATGCGCACAGAAATGAGCCAGTTTGAAGTTAGCGAAAGCTTTGACAGTGTTAACTCTAGCCCACAGTACCAAAAAGTACGTATGCTACATGATGTTATCAATCAAGAAATTTTAGAACGCGAAGCCGCAATGGAAGAAGGCGCAGATAATTTGCCAGGCAAGCAAGAGAAATTAGACGTTAATAAAAACGGCAAACTTGAAAAATCAGACTTTGCGGCATTACGCAAAAACAAATTTAAGAAAAAAGCAGAGGAAAGTATGGACCATAACATTTATTTAGGTAAACTAGCTATCAAAGCTAGAGAACATTCAGTTCCAACTAGTTGGATTGCTGATGCTATCCGACGCATCAACTTAGGCGAAAGCGACCAAGGCGAATTAGCCGCAGAATTAGTAACACGATACGATCTACGAGAAAGCGTAGCAAACCACATTGTATATCTAGAAGAAGGCGAAGAAGAAAAAGCCAAAATCATTATGTCCACAAAGGACATGGTTGATCGTATTACAGGCTGGCTTGACGATGTGTCAGCTATGAAAGCCGAACAACTATTACAACTATTAGACTCTATAAGAGAAGAATTAGGTTCAGATGTTGCTGAACAATATACACAAGCAGTTCGTCCTGCACTAGAAGAAATTTATGCAGGCTTAGAAAAGGCACGTGGTGCATTAAGCTCAGGATTGTCAATTGCATCAGGCCAAGGCGGCGGAGAGATGATGGGATCAGCTCCTACAACTCCAGGCATGCCAGGTGGCGAACCAGAGATGGATGCAGGTATGGATGTAGGAATGGATGCAGGCGAAGAAGAACCAGCAAGCCCAGCAGGCCGCGAAATGAGAGAATCAAACTATAGCCGTAAACTAGGCATAATGTTAGCGCAATCAAAAAAAAAGTAACTGAAGACATAGATCCATTATTGGCAACACTTCAGGCTGTACAGGCCGGTGCAATAAACAAAGGTTCAGTCGCTCCATTAAGTTGGAGCGCACTGAGTCAAGAATTAGCTCAAAGACACGCACCTGGCATTGAATATAAAAGATTTGTCGCACGTTGGAATGATCCTAACGATCCGCTCAAAGCCAGTGGAATAATTAAAAAATTCGACAAAAACGGATTAGTCATTGATACCAACAGTCCAGAAGAGAATCCAGAAGTACAAGGACAACCTGGGCCGGATGTATTAGACCGTACAGCAATGTCTGCTACAAAACGAGCACAATAATAGTTGACACATAGCGCAATTGATAGTATAATTGCGCTATGACACTACTCAAAGAACGATATGACTACACTCCTTTAAATAGGGAGAGCGTAGAAGGCAAGCGTTTATACGCAACGCCAGACGGAGGTAAACTACCATCTGTCACAACAATCCTAGACAAGACTAAACCGTGGGAAAAGGTACAAGCCCTTCTCAATTGGAAAAAAGCTGTTGGCGAAAAGAAAGCACAAGAAATTGTAACTGAAGCGGCCGGCCGTGGAACACGTATGCACAAGTTTCTAGAAGATTATATTGTGCAGGGTGTTATCAATCCTCCAGGTACTAATCCATATAGCGTACAAAGCCATAAGATGGCTAACCATATTATTGAACACGGGCTTAAGAATGTGAACGAAATATGGGGTGTAGAGGTTGGCTTATATTATCCAGGATTGTATGCAGGTACAACAGACTGTGTGGGCTTGCATTTAAATGATCCGGCTATCATGGACCATAAGCAAACTAACAAGCCTAAGAAAGATGAGTGGATTGAAGACTACTACTTGCAAATGGTAGCCTATGCACTGGCACATAACAAAGTACATGGCACTAACATACAAAAAGGTGTGGTGTTTATGTGTGTTAAACCTCACGAAATTAAGCCTATGATATGGGGCGAACCTGCTTATCAAGAGTTTATTCTAACCCCAGACATGTTTGGACACTGGGAAAAACAGTGGTGGAACCGAGTGGAGCAATACTACAATCAAAACTGATAAATATCCTATATAGAGGATATTATTATGGCTGTAGTGCAAATCTCGAGAATCCAGGTTAGACGTGGTAAAGAAAATTCAGGCAGTGGATTACCACAATTAGCTAGTGGCGAAATGGCGTGGAGTGTCGATGCACAAAACCTATGGATTGGTAACGGTAGTGTAGCAGAAGGTGCACCGTTTGTAGGTAATACAAAGATTCTTACACAAAATGATTTAAGTTCTAATGGTAATATTCTTGACTTAATTTCATATCAATACAAGAAAAACGATTATACAATCGTTACTGGAACACAGGGCGCAAACTATCCGTATGTCCGAGGCTTGCAATACAAGCTAGATGAACTGCAATCCAGCGTACACGATTTTGGTGCATTAGGTGATGGCGCTACAGACGATACATCGGCTATCCAGCTTGCTATTAATCAGTTATTCTTAAACAATCTTAATTTGTCTTCAGTTAGCGGCCGTGTAACATTAAAATTCCCTCCAGGCAAGTATATCATTTCTGCCACAATACAATTACCTAGTTATGCTACTATTGAAGGTTCAGGCAAAGAAAAAACTATTATTCAGTTTAATAATACAAACAGCAGTCCTGGTGCAGTATTTCGATTTGTAAACGATACAGCATTGCCTGGTATACCTCGTTACGGCGATATGGATACTGTAGCTAAAGCAACATACAATCCAATTGGATCAGCAGGTACAACTGTTAGACTAACTAGAGCAGATGCTCTTGCTGGAACTACTGGTATTGTGCCAGGTATGGTAATTACAGGTACAGGTTTTACTGGACAAACAGTTATTGAAGTAGTTGATTCAACAACTATTACAGTTAGTGCGCAACCAACCAGCCCAAGCGGCGTGTTAACATTTACAACATCTCCAGCACCAAAAGCAACTTACCTGAATCAACCACGCAACATCAGTATTAAAAATCTGTCTATGATTAATACTGTTGTCGATCAACCCGGTCTACAATTAGACGGAGTTCGTGATAGTCAGTTTGAAAATTTGTACATACAGGGAGCATGGGGAGGAACATTTACTGAAACTAGTGCTGGTATATTTTTAATAGCATTTAGTAGATTAGTATCTTGCCAACGAAATTTATTTGAAAACATAGACATAACTGGTTTTAGTTATGCGGTGAATTCAAATACTGATATTCAATATAATAAATTCAAAGGTTTATCAATAACTGATACACGTAGCGGTATTATATTTGGCCGAACTACAGATTTAGCCAGTGCTGGCCAGTTATATGGCCCAAGTTATAATGAAATTATTGAATGTTATTTTGATTCTGTTAGACAACATGCAATTTATGTTTATAATGGAACTGGTAACACTAGCCAAAGTTCTCGTATTGCCAATGTTGGTAACAACGGCGGCTCAAATATAACAACAGCGGCCTACCCACAAATTTATTATGCAACGCCAGGCAATGCTAGTATAAACGATCAAAGCAGACGATCACAAGACCTAGCTACTGTAATCCCAAGTGTTAGCGCAACATATACCTCAGGCGGTTCAGCTGGAACAACATTAGTAGTAAGCAGTACTTCAGGTATTGCTGTTGGAATGGTAGTATCAGGCACTGGGTTTACTAGTAGCCAAATTGTAAGTACTGTTGTAAATTCAACTACATTGACAATAAGTTCAGCTCCAAACTCAACACCTAGTGGAACGCTGGTGTTTAGTGTTCCGTATTATCCAGAAGTTAGCGGTTTAGTTTCTTATAATAGTTACGGTATTAATCGAATTTCCATAAGCAATATTACAAGTCCTACATTTGCATTCCGATTACCAATTCCAACAGACGGTGTTGGTTACATCATTAATTATGTATACCGTAGTACAAATCGAGCACAAAGTCGCCGTGGGCAATTGACTATTATGGCAGATATTATTAATGGATTAGTTTCAGTTAGTGATGAATATGATTATGTGCAATATGCAAGTACATCAGAAGATACACTATTACAATTCAGCGCACAAATCTTAAATAGAAGTTTGAATGTGTCTTATGTGAATTCTAGTTCAGGCGACACTGGAATTGTGATTTATTCATATTCTGCTGTAGTATAATCAATCCGATAGACAATAACTAAAACTACGTATATAATTCATTATGTACGAAAGATATAGGATCGCCACCTAAAAAAATCGTGCGTAACCTAGTGAAATAATTAGAAAAACAAACATTTCGGATAAGAATGGCAAGTTATAACCTGGCAACTAAATACTTCCTAATCAATATAACTTGCAAAAAGCGGACACAATGAACATAACAGTAATTAAAAGAAACGGACAAAAAGAGCCGTTAACAATCGATAAATGGCAAGCGCAGGTAGCAAAAGTTTGCCAGGGCATTGCAGATGTTAGCCAATCGATGATTGAAATCAAAGCCCAATTACATTTTTATGATGGCATAACAACTAAAGAAATTGACGGCATTACACTTAGAGCGATAGTCGACTTGATTGACGTGGAGCAAAATCCAGATGTTGGACATGTTAACTATCAATATGTAGCAGGCAAACAACGACTGAGTATGCTACGCAAAGATGTATACGGTAGTTACACAGTTCCACATTTGTATGAAATTGTTAAGAAGAATGTGGCTACTGGCTTGTACACTAACGAACTGCTGGAATGGTATACAGAAGAAGACTGGAACCGAATGGATGACATGCTGGATCATGAAAAAGATGAACAGTATGGTTATGCGGCTATTGAACAATTAATAGAGAAATATTTGGTTAAAAACCGTAGTACAAAACAAACGTATGAAACTCCACAAATTAGATATATGGTTGCCGCGGCTACTGTGTTCCATAAAGAAGAACCTAACAGCGCAAGGATGCGCTATATTAAAGAGTATTATAATGCGGCCAGTGATGGGCTATTTACTCTTGCTACTCCTGTTCTTGCTGGCTTGGGAACTCCAACTAAGCAGTTTAGTTCATGTGTTCTTATCCGTAGTGACGATGATTTGGATAGCATATTTGCATCCGGAGAAATGATGGCCAAGTATGCTAGCAAACGTGCTGGCATTGGTTTGGAGATTGGCCGTCTACGTCCATTAGGCAGTCCCATCAGAGGTGGAGAAATCATGCACACTGGTATGATTCCATTCTTAAAGAAATGGTTTGGCGACCTACGTAGTTGCAGTCAAGGAGGTATCCGTAACGCTAGTGCTACAGTATTCTATCCAATTTGGCATCATCAGTTTGATGATCTTATTGTTCTTAAAAATAACCAGGGTACTGAAGAGACTCGTGTTAGACACATGGACTACGGAGTTGTCCTGTCCGCTTTCTTTTGGAGACGATTTAAAAATAAGGAAAACATCACCTTTTTCGACCCAAATGAAGTGCCTGATTTGTACGAAGCATTTTACAAAAACACCGCCTTGTTTGAACAACTATATGTAAAATACGAAAAACGTAAAGACTTGCGTACTAAAACAATGAGTGCTGAAGAAGTATTCAAGTCGGGCATATTGAAAGAGCGTACTGATACAGGGCGTATCTATCTAGTGTTTATTGACAACGTGATGAACCAAGGACCGTTTGATCCTGAGTACCATACAATTTATCAAAGCAATTTATGTTGCGAGATTCTATTACCAACTAAATCATTCAAACGCCTTGATGATGCCGATGGCCGCATAGCGTTATGTACATTAGGATCTATTAACTGGGGAGCGTTCCGTAATCCAGAAGACATGCGCCGTGCTTGCCGTATTCTACAGCGTAGCCTATGTAATATTTTAGATTACCAGGACTTCTTGTCAATACAAAGTAAATTATCCAATGACGAGATCCAACCACTAGGCATTGGTGTTACTAACTTAGCCTACTGGCATGCCAAGCGTGGACTCAAATATGGAGAGAAGGATGCTTTGCAAGATGTTAAATCGTGGATGGAGCATCAAGCGTTCTATCTAACAGAAGCAACAGTTGAACTTGCCCGTGAGCGTGGCCCATGTTTGCATAGCGCACATACACGATACGGCAAAGGCATATTTCCTTGGGAATTACGTGCTAAAGGCGCAAACGAATTAGCGGACTTTACTCCGGAACTTGACTGGGAACCATTACGTGAACAAATGAAATTGCATGGAGTTAGAAATGCTACACTTATGGCTATTGCCCCTGTTGAAAGTTCTAGTGTTGTTATTAATAGCACTAATGGCATTGAAATGCCTATGTCGCTTATTTCAGTTAAGGAAAGCAAAGCAGGTTCCTTTGTCCAAGTTGTCCCTGAGTATCATAAACTCAAGAACAAGTATCAATTAATGTGGGAGCAGAAAGACTGTGACGGCTACTTAAAGACAAGTGCTGTATTAGCGGCCTATGTTGATCAAAGTATCAGTACAAATACCTTTTATAATCCTGCACACTTTCCAGGACGTAAAGTTCCAACTACATTGATTGCCAAGAACTTGATGCAAGCACAGTTGTGGGGATTAAAAACATTCTACTACAGCCTAATCAATAAAGCTGGCAGTAAAGCAGTAGAAGAACCTACTCCTGAACAAACACAAATCAATGGAGTTCAAGTTAACGGGTTCCATTATGACGAATTGGAAGATGATTGCGAGAGTTGCAAACTATGAGTAAAGAACAATATAATTTAAAAACAAAGACAGACTATCTTAATCGTAAGATGTTTCTAGATCCAGCAGGTCCAGTTACCATTCAACGTTTTGAAGAAGTTAAGTATAAAAAGATAGCAGATTTTGAAGCAACGGCACGTGGTTTCTTTTGGCAACCAGAAGAGATTAGTCTTACCAAAGACAGCAATGACTTTAAAGATGCCAGTGATGCTATCAAACATATCTTTACCAGTAACCTATTAAGACAAACAGCATTAGACAGTTTGCAAGGACGTGGACCAAGTCAGATCTTTATGCCTGTAGTGTCATTGCCAGAACTAGAAGCATTGATTTACAACTGGACATTCTTTGAAACTAACATTCACAGCAAGAGTTACAGTCATATCATTCGTAATATCTACAACGTACCTAAAGATGTGTTCAACACAATCCATGATACACAAGAAATTATTGACATGGCATCTAGTGTAGGTAACTACTATGAAGACTTGCATATGGTCAACTGCCGTAAGCAAATGGGTGAGAAGATTAACGAACGTACACACATTAAAGCAATTTACATGGCACTACATGCCAGCTATGCTTTAGAGGCATTCCGCTTTATGGTTAGTTTTGCTACAAGTCTAGCTATGGTAGAGAATAAAATCTTTATGGGCAATGGTAACATTATCCAATTGATCCTACAAGATGAAATCCTACACAAGGGTTGGACTGCTTATTTGATTAATCAAGTGGTCAAAGAGGATACTAGGTTTGCCGAAATTAAAGCAGAATGTGAACAAGAAGTATATAATTTGTACATGGATGTGATTCGAGAAGAAAAACAATGGGCAGACTATTTGTTTAACAAAGGTCCAGTTATTGGATTGAACGCTAACATTCTCAAAGACTTTGTAGACTACACAGCAGTTGGCGCACTAAAAGATATTGGTATTAAGTATAATAACCCTGCGCCAAAGTCCACACCTATTCCTTGGTTTAACAAGCACGTTAACACAAGCAATAAACAAACTGCACTACAAGAAAGCGAAAGCACTAATTATGTTATTGGTGTTATGAGCGATACGTTAGACTATGACGCATTACCAGCATTATAAGAGAGAAACATGATTACAGTATACAGTAAAAATAATTGCCCATTTTGTGATAGAGCAAAGGCATTATTGGAAAGCAAAGCAATTCCATTTAGAGTAATCAAAATGGAAGACGAACCAGATGCACGTGAGTTCCTAATGGATCAAGGCCTGCGCTCAGTTCCGCAAATTTTCAAGGACGGCGTACTCCTTCCAGGCGGCTATCAAGGCCTTGCTGGTAAAGACGAAGAATTTTTTAACACACTCAAAGGATAATATGTTAATTAACAAAGGTATAGCAATAGGTGAAGTAGTAACAATTAAAACAACTGCGGGCGAGGAAATTGTTGCCAAACTAGTTGAAGAAAACCCAATGAATATTACAGTTAGTAAACCATTGGTACTAACCGCAGGACAAAAGGGTATTGCCCTTGTTCCCTTTTTGTTTACTACAGAGCCTGATGCGGATATACAAATTTCCCGTACTACCATTATGGTACTTGCACAGTGTGGTAAAGATGCCTCGGATACATACATCCAAAATACCACAGGCATAAAACTGGTATAAATATTATATTAGGAGAAGTATAAATGGCAATAGTCACAGTAACCACAGTATTACCAATAGGCGGCACTGGCACATATACTATTGTCGATACTACCGCGGCGGCCATTGCGGCGCAAACGCTTGCCCTTGAAGGTCTATTTGGTCCTACAGCCGCGGCAACTCCAGGATTAACGCAAATTGTATCCGGACAAGCAAAGAGTATTGAGTTAATGAATGAAAAGCTATCAAAAATAGCTGATAAATTTGAATCTTTAGAAACCGCAATAAGTTCAATAAACAAAGGTCAAGCAGATATGCTTACAGCTTTAGCCAATATACACTATGTTTCGATAGAAACCAAAACGATTCAAACCATGGCATTTATTGATCAAGCAAATAACAATCAATTTCAACAAAAGGCTACTAACCAGGCTCTGATGGAAGCCGGCAAACCCCCAATTGTTGTAGAACCAGAAGAATTTGAAGCATCTACGAAGAAAAGCGTAGTTGCAATAGGCACAATTAATGCCCAGGTAGCGGGTACAAATATAGTACAAGAGTATGTTACTGGTGCGCTAACTAAAGGCTTTGCAATATCACAGCAATGGATTGCTCAAACAGCATTTGGTAAATTTGTAACAGACTATTATGCTATAGGCAAACTTCAAACTCAATTGCTTTATGCAGATGAAAAAACAGCACGTAAAATCAAAGATGAAATTAACGCAATTTATCAAAGACGTGCCAATCCGTTAGCAGTATGATAAATCGAGATACTGCTATTATAGATATATCCACGTTAACTGGCGGCGGACATCTTGTAGGTAATGGTGCCAAGACTGTAACGCTCAATGGCAAACCTGTAGCATTGGAAGGTTCTATATCCACTTCAGGTCATGCAATATTGGCGCCTGAAGCAGATCATCAAGTATACATCGAAGGCCGCAAAACTGCACGGACTGGCAATTCACTAGGTGACGGCAAGCGCATCCAAGATACTGTCCCTAAAGAAACTTAATCAATTTAGTTGACCTTTATTTTCTACCCCTGTACACTAGGTATAAGTACTTGGTACTTGCCTTAAAGGAGAAATATATGGCTACAAATAAATTCGCAGAATTCACTGCAATCATCGAAGCAATGGAAAATGATTTTGAAAAGTTTTACGACAAAGAAGTCGGTGCGGCAGGAACTCGTGTGCGCAAGCATTGTCAAGATTTGGCTAAGTTATGCAAAGAAACTCGTAACGATGTCACAGCAGTTAAAAACACACGCAAAGAAGTAAAATAATACTATAAATACTGTATGGCATACAGCGATAAGGTAATCGACCACTACGAAAATCCAAGGAATGTTGGATCATTCTCAAAAGATGATCCTGACATTGGTACTGGTATGGTCGGTGCGCCCGCTTGTGGCGATGTAATGAAACTACAGATAAAAGTAGATCATGATACGGGTATTATTACAGATGCAAAGTTTAAGACTTATGGGTGTGGTAGTGCTATTGCTAGTTCTAGTCTTGTCACCGAGTGGCTCAAGGGCAAGAACTTGGACGAGGCACAGGCCATTAAGAACTCAGATATCGCTAGTGAATTGGCGTTACCGCCCGTTAAAATTCACTGCTCGATACTTGCAGAAGATGCTATCAAGGCCGCTGTAAATGATTACCGTAACCGAAACAGCCACTAAAAAAATCAAGCAGAATTTAGAAAAACGTGGTCGAGGCGTTGGCATTCGATTGGGTGTGAGAACTACTGGATGTAGTGGATTAGCATACACTATCGAATATGTAGACGAATACACCGCAGAACCGGGTGTAACCAATTATGCCCAACGAGATTTTGTTGTGTTGGTAGATGCTAAGTCACAAGCATATTTAAATGGACTAACAGTAGATTGGGTCCGCAATGGACTCAATGAAGGGTTTGACTTCCAAAACCCAAATGAACGTGATCGATGTGGTTGCGGCGAATCGTTCAGAGTTTAAACCAAAAATACTTGACTTTAACTACAGATAACTGTATAATACTAGTTAATGTTATAACTTTTGGAGATTATTTTGAGTATGCATTTAGAAGGTCCGTGGCTCAGTACCACCGGCAAGAAAAAAGGTAAAAAGAAATTCGCTAGTGCAGAACATGCTAGAAAGGCTCGTGAGCAGGAAGAAAGTTGGAAAGAGCTACAGAAGCGTTGGGGCATTGAAGCAGAAGAAAAGAAACGCAATCGTGCTATGACCAGCGAAGTTTGGAAACCCGATAATAAACCATACAGTAGATATGGTACTGATGTCAAACACCCAAGTTTACCATTTAGCGGTGGTGCTTGTATATTGCCTACACCAAAAGTTTACACAGGCACTATGGTAAAAGGCATTGCTACTATGCATAAAAGCAACGCTGTACCCGTCTTTAGCGACGAACAAGCAGTAGATATTAGTAAAATGCGTAGATAACCATTAAACTTATGTTTTTATACCGGCTATCATGGCATAACTATATATTGTACCTCAAAAGGTTTGGAGTACAACAAAGCAGTAAGGCTTTTAACGCACAAGGAGATGTATCAGAGCCATATTTTATAATGACGGAACTAGCGATTCCGTGATCCAGCGTAAAGGAGAAAAATCATATGATACGCATTATCAAAACAGTAGTCTTTATTTTAGCAATGATGCTTGTAGGACTAGCAGGGGTTAAGGCAGTAAATTACAAACTGGACACCCTACGACATGCTCGCGAAAACGTGAGCCCAATTACAGCAGAATTGAGACAGAAGCAACTAGACTGTCTAGCTCGTAATATCTACCATGAAGCAGGCTATGAGTCTTTTGAAGGCAAGGTCGCAGTTGCTCAGGTAACAATCAATCGTGCAGAAAGCGGACAATTTCCCAGTGACATCTGCCAAGTAGTATATCAAAAGAATGTTGTATATGAAAAAGTGCTTTGCCAGTTCAGCTGGTACTGCGAAGGCCCTAGTGCTAAAAAGCCTATGAATGGTCCTGTATACACAGAAAGCATGGAAGTAGCCAAAAAAGTATTGCTTGAAGGATTTAGATTGCCATCAATTAAAAATGCACTTTACTTCCATGGCGATTATATCAACCCTAAATGGGGCAAACAACCCGTGGCCAAAATCGGCCGACACATTTTTTATAATTAGGAGATAACATGAATTTGAATATTTTAGCAGAACGCATCAAAACTAACATTAGTGATCTTTTTAATTTAGATTTGTGGGTTAAAAACGTTAAAGAACATGCACCACATGTTAGCGCAGAAACAATGGGCTGGATAGCAGGCATTCTAATGCATCTGGCCACAATCCCAACTATGGTAGCGGTATTGACAGGACTGACTGAAAAAATGCCTCCTGTGGATCTAGTCCTGTTTGTTTGGGCGGGATTATTTGCCTTGTTTATTAAAGCAACTATCCAAAAGGATCTATTAAATATTGTTACAATAGGATTTGGATTCTTTGTACAAGCCGCACTTTTGGCATTAATAGTGTTCAAATAACTTGCTTTCAGCATAGCCCTAGTGTAGAATTAGACATTAGGGCTAATTGCTGATAAATATATGATATTAATAGGAGCATAATAATGCCATCAGGATTTCAACAAGACACCAATCAGCTACAAGCTGAAATGTACAAAGTTATTATCGACATGTCTAGTGGGACATACTTCCCAACAGCGGACGGTAATAATAACGGCGGAGTTACACCAAACTCGTCAGATAGTTTTGCAACGTTGCCAACTACACTAGTATTGGGTAAAGCCCGTGCTAGAGGCAACATGCGTTTCCGCAACATAGTTAATCGCCTGCAAGCATTAAGTGATTGCCAAGTTCGTAATATTACAATTACAGAAGCTAACGGAAGTGCTCAAGCAACTAGTTTAGAATTTACAGTATTATTTGAGCGTCCATTATTTGCGGCCATTACAGGTTCTGTGCAAGGTGCTACTACTGTTGGCAACGATATCAACGGCGCGGCTATGACTACAACTGCATTGGTGGTAAAAAATGCAGTAGCTCAAGGTATCCGTGATAACACAACAGCTACAGTTCGTGTATACGATGGCGGCAATTCTGTTGATACGCAACAATCAATTACAGTTACAGCATCGGCCCAAACAGCCGCACAGACACTTGGTGTATTAACTGTAACCCAAATCGACGAATCAACTTTATTCGATTAAGGACTGGATGATACTCGCGTACTTACTCCTATTAACTGGTTTAACAATATCTGCGGTCGCAATCTACTATTCTGTAGTAGGCTTGACCGCAATATTTTCTGCCGCGGCTATTCCAATCATTATTATGGGATCAGCTTTAGAAGTAGGCAAGTTAGTATGCGCTAGCTGGCTAAAAGCCAATTGGGAACGTGCTCCACGTTTCATGAAATATTACATGATCACTGCGGTCATGGTGCTGATGCTCATTACTTCAATGGGTATCTTTGGATTCCTTAGTAAAGCACACAACGACCAAAACTTAGTGTCAGGCGATGTTCAAAGTAAGATTGCTATCTACGACGAAAAGATTAAAACCAGCAGAGACAACATAGATGCAAACCGCAAAGCTCTTAAACAAATGGATGAAGCTGTGGACCAAGTCATGGGCCGAAGCAGTGACGAAAAGGGTGCCGAGAAAGCTGTTCAAATTAGACGTAGTCAGCAAAAAGAACGTGCAAGGCTTCAGTCTGAGATCACAGCCGAACAGAAAACTATTGCCGCCGTTAGCCAAGAACGTGCTCCAATCGCGGCAGAAGTACGCAAGGTTGAGGCAGAAGTAGGCCCAATCAAATACATTGCCAAGTTTATCTACGGCAACTCTGGCGCAGATGAAAACATGTTGGAAAAAGCAGTAACATGGATCATTGTTCTTATTGTAGTTGTATTTGATCCTCTAGCAGTTATCATGTTATTGGCCGCACAAATGACCTTTGGTTGGCGCAAAGAAGAACCCGCAGTAATTGAACCAGCCAAACTGGAAGAAATTGTAGACGAACCTATACAAGAAGTTGCAGAAGCAATCAAAGAACCCGAAGTTGAATATACCATTTTGGATGACCATCACGAACCGGATTATCCTGAGCCAATCACAACAGCAGATCAAACTACAAATATTAATCAAATTGAGGCACCAAGCGAAACGCCTGTTACAGCACTAGGAGGTGATATAACTGGACAGGAATCGTCAGATCAAGAAATTCCACAGCCAATAGAGCAATGGAACAATATGATTGCAGAGGCAGAAGCAGAGGCACACAAAGAGGTAGTCGAGAAGGAAGCTCGTAAATATCAAATACTTCCTGAACTTGTTGAACATAACAATGAGCGCACTAAGCCTGATCTTACAGAAGTTATAGAACCCGACGAATCAAAAAAAAAGACTTATATGACCAAGGCTCCAGACGGATCGATACAGATCAGAAACCGATCATAAGTAATGACTATGTACAAAACGCTGAACAAGGCGCTAGTACATTATGGTCAAGGATCACTGAAAGAAACACCGATCTAAAACCCCGTAGTCAATTGCATGTGGAATACGGTCGAGATGGATTTCAAAGCATACAAGTAAACAAGGATTTAGAACCTAAACTTTATAATTTTGTGGAAGATTGTAAAGTAAATGGTGCTCGTTTTTACGGGTACGATGAAGAAACATTAGAATATTTTGCAAGAAGGATATATGAGCTTAGGAAAGATCAATCTGATAACACCGCCTGATAAATTGTTCAACATGAACTTAGGCTACTTATTAGTGAAACCATCACTATATGTTAAGCAACAGTTTCAAACCATATTAAGTCATATTATGGAAGAAATTAATGTGTTTGTATACGACGACAACGAACAAGATATTGATTGGTTATTAAGTGTAGCCAACCAATGTGATGTTATTATCATTGACGTAGATAACTGTGATATGATTACTCATAAATTTGTCACTTATTTGTTAGCCCAACCAAATACACACTATATAACTAACGACGAGATTACACCTTATGGTTTAATCAACAAAAACAGAATTTACGATTTGGATTGGATAGTTCAACAAGTTAAAAACGAAGACAACGAGGATGAAGCAGATGAGTAGAGAAAAACGCTATGATGGTAATCGTGTTACTGTCAAAGATAATGAAAACATAACACAAGCATTACGACGATTTAAGCGTAAGATTGAAGACAGTGGGCTTTTGGATACACTACGTAAAAAAGAGTTTTACGAAAAGCCAACGACTGAACGCAAACGTAAAAAATCAGCCGCAATAAATCGATATAAAAAGAAGCTGGAAAAAGAGCAATTACCTAAGAAAATGTATTGACGTAG